CGCCACGCCATCGATACTGAAACCTCTGAAGCTGTCACTGATGCAGTCATCCAGTGCAGAACAGGATGACATCAGCGTCTGCGCCGTCGCCGCACCTGAAGTGGGGTAAGAGAGTTCTCCCGCTTCGACAAACTTCAGGTCAAAGCGGACAATACGCCCTTCACTCTTCGATGTGCTGACCCGAACTTCTCCGTCAACACAGACTTTCAGCTCACCGTATGTCGGATGGACAAGCGTGCCGGGACCGGGTTTATTCAGCGCGTCAATCAGGCGATCGCGCTGGTCAAAGCAGTCATCTCCCACCACATAAGCCGTGATGGACGGGCGAAAAGTGATTTTCCCCAGGTCTTCGGTATAGGGTTTGTCGCGGTTCGGGTATTCATGTGTTTCCACACGGCGACCGGTTCCCGCACTTTCTTCTTCAACCTTAAACGGCACGCCGCGAAATGACGCGTCCTGAAGTCTGTCACGCCAGCCTGAAGACGACGAAAGTAATGAAGGTCGGGTGGGAAATGAGGATAAATCCATAGACTGACCTCAAAAAGGACTGCGTTATCGTGGAAAACGAAAAGGGGAATACCCCACATCGTGCGTGATTTTCATCAGGGGATCGGCTTTGCCCGGTACATCAATTATCTTCATACCTGGCGGAGCATTCTCGAACGTGACTTTCAGCTCGCTGTGCTGTGTCATGGAAGAAGATGGATTCAACAGCGGAACATTGGGTTTGTACTGACTCAGGCTGGCCTGATACTGCTCGTACTCTTTACGATCAAAAAAAGGCGTCCAGTCTGAAGCCAGAAACAGCCCTTTATTATCCAGCCAGTTAACCGTATCTTCAGGAACAACACTTTCCAGAGTATCTTTAACCGGCTCATACATCAGGGTTCCCAGAAAACCATATACCCCGGCCTTCCCGATAAAGCCGCGGCCTTTCCCCATCAATCCCGTTTCTGCCGATACCTTCCCCAGCGTACGCATCTCTCTGGTCACTGCGGTAATGGATTTGGTAACGTCAGCAACCCATTTGGTTGCCATAAACAGGGCAATCGCTTTCAGAACAGTTTCCCATCCCCCCATCGCCTGCGCCGTTTCATCCACCACGTGCCAGACTTTTTTTATGACAGGACCTACGGTTTCCCAGTTATCAATAATGAGGTAAGCGCCACCAACCAGAAGAGCAATCAGCCCCTTAGCAGGCGTCATATTCATCACACCGCCGAGAACTTTCATAATTCTGGACAAAGAGCCTGCAGCGGCTCCCACCGTCAGTAAGGCCAGACCGATTTTAGCAATGGTCTTAACGAGCTCCGGGTTTTCACGGACAAACGTTCTCACTTCCTCAAGGAGCGGTTTTACCGCTTCAAGACCATCATTAACCTCAGGAAGAAACGTTTCCCCCAGCGTGGAAGAAATGGCATCAAGTTGATTTTGCAGAAGTAAAAGCTGGTTTTCCGTCGTCGCTGCCCTCGAAGCATATTCCTTCTGCATCGAACTGCCATACTGCTGGGAATCCGCAACCCGCCTGAAGTTGGTACGCAACAAATCAAGGTTAGTCAGCAGAGGTGCTATCGCGCCCAGAGACTCTTTCCCGAACAGGGCATTCAGCACAGCTGCCTGTTTTTCTTTGGGCACTTTAGTCATCGCATCCAGTACAGACAGCATGGTTCCCCGGGCATCTTTCTGCATATCAGCAGCTAATTTCTTCGGATTGATCCGCAGAAAACGTAATGCCTGTTTCTGCGATTTTGTCGCGGAATTTCCCGCGGTCAGGGAAAGCATGAAGTTCTTGATCCCTGTGGCGGCAATTTCTGACTCCACGCCCATCCCGGCAATGGTTGCCCCCATTGCCGCGATTTCGCCGGAAGCCACACCTGCAACACCACCTAAAGGACCAATACGCGTAACAATATCGGAGATTTTCTTCGCGTTCGCCGGGCCGGTATTACCAAGGTAGTTGATTTTGTCAGCCAGCCCGGCCACTTCATCCTGCGTCATATTAAACGCAGTACGCCACTGGGCCATCATCTGCCCGGACTCTTCAGCCGTGGTATCAAAGGCCACGCCCATCTTCACCGCATCAGTGGCAAACTGCATCAGTTCATCACGTGCAATCCCGGCCTGACCGCCAGCCGCCACAATTTCCGCGATCCCGTCTGCAGACATGGGAAGCTCAGTAGACAAAGCGCGTACCTGCTCCGTCATGGCCTTAAACGCATCCGGCGTATCCAGACCGTCCACCACTTTGCGGACATCAGCCATCTTCGATTCAAGGGTGATGGCTGATTTTACAGGGAGTGCCAGTGCCCCCATTATTGCAGTACCCGCCCCGGCAGCGCCCAGAGCAAGGCTGGAGACTTCTTTCTGAAATCCCTTAAGCTGACGCTGCATACCTTTAAGCGGGCCGGACAGCCTGTCAACAGCGGTGATGATGGCTTTCAGCTGAAAATTATCAGCCATGCTTCATCTCCTCATTTATACGGACAGCCTCTGCCTCCAGATCAGCAAAGTGGGAAATAGCCGTCCGGCGAAGTTCAAGGGGGTTTAATTTCCAGAACCACGCGACATTGTAGAATCGCTTCCGGAGGTCTCTTCCGTCTCCAAGCCGGTAAAAAAACGCATTACAATCATGCCTGCCTTGAAAATATCCAGCTTCGTCATCTGCGCTGCAGACGAGCGCGGGATCCCGGCCAGAAGCGGGATATATTTCAGCGCTACCTGACTGTCCATTTTCATACCACCATCAGGTGAAACAGAGAAAGGGAACCCCAGCGCCTCAATCTCGTCATACGTAGGCTCACGTATTTCCAGCACATGCAGTGTTTCTTTGTGGGCGATGATCGGTTTTTTAAGTACAAGCTCAATCACTGGTAATCCCCTTCTTCACCGTGGAACTCAAGATCAACCGTGCCTTCTTCGGCATTATGGTTCGCTTCGCCGTGCAGCCAGGCAGACGACAGTACATAGACCTGACCGTTCGCCAGCTCGGCAGTGATGGTCATCTCATCAGACGAGGTGATTTTGCTCACCGGAAAATTCTTCGGCACCTTGAAGGTCCCTTTGACATAGGGCGCACGGTGAGTTTCCTTGCGGTCCACTGAACCGTCCAGGCCGATGATGTCATCATTGACCGTCCTGTTCATGGGCACCTCAATGCCGCCGGTCAGCGATAGCTGCTGACCGTCAATTTTGAAATAACAGGTTCCCCCGATACGGGCCATTATGCAGACTCCTCTGAATACTGAAGACGGAACTGGTTAACCACGGCAAAGACACGCAACTGGTTAACATAGTCAGGCGGGAACAGCGTGTTCAGGCGGTTCGGATCGCTGGCATCACGCTCCACAACCAGGTACTGCTTAAACAGTTCGTAGTTTTCCACGATCCCCGCACGCTCAAGCTGACGGTAGGTTGCCAGCAGTTCCCCTTTGATCACCGCCGGGGTGACAATCGCCTGACCGGGACCAAAGCGGGTACCGTCACTGGCAAGCTTGTGACGCCCGTACTTACTGGTAATGACGGATTTCAGTTTGCGCAGTACATACGCGCTGGTATGCAGTGTCTCACTGTCGAGGTAGCTGTTATCCGCAACCCCGTAAGCGTTTTTCCTGTACGTGGTGACATCACGCTGAATGCGCAGTACCCCGCTTTCGACATACGCCGTTGCCACGCCATGAGACAGCAGGGTCTGTTGTTCGGTCATCGTGAACCGTTTCCCCTTCGGCGCAGGCAGCATACCCACCATCTCACCGGTCTGCGTGGGACGTGCCGGATCGTTGCGGATAAACACCGCTGCGCGGGCGGTACGGCTGGCTGCCAGCTCGTCGGCAGGCGTCTGGGTCTCTTTTTCGTACCCCGCCAGGGTGATGTGCTGCTGGTTAAACTGGTCACCTGCGTTCACCAGTTCTGACAGTGTGCCGGCCTTTGCCGTATACACATGACCATACAGCTGACGCGCATAGCTCCAGCGACCGCTGGTATCGTTCATCTCGGTCACCAGCGTGTTAACAGAGGCCGTGTCGTTGAACGGCAGACCGATATAATCAAACGGCTCATCCGCCATTGCAGCCACCGCGCCGGTGAGAACCGGAGCGCCCGTTCCGGCGGTCCCCGTCGCCACGGCAATCTGTACGCCCGCTGGCAGCACTTCGCCCCCACCGAAGCCGTAGTAATTGAGGCTGACAGGAATTTCATTCCCGCAAAGCCCCTTATGGCGAGCGGTCAATGTAACCACACCAGCCGAAGATGAGGCCGTAAACGGCAGGGCCGGAACGGCATTGATGGCATCTTTGATACTGCTGGCAATCGTCGCGACGTTATCGCCGTTGGTCACCGGTGCCTGCACGCGGGTACGTCCCACATAAACATTCACCGTGCCGGTTTCGGTTGCTGCCCCGGCCACCGTCAGCGTAACTGTTGCCGCCGCGCCTGTGGATTCAGGAACGGCAATCACATACAGCTCGCCAAACGGGTCAGTCTGGCGATAAGCCTCGACCATACGCGCCAGCTGACTTCCCGCACCACAAATCTGGCGTGCATAGTCTGCCGACGGCATCAGTACCAGACTGTTGGCAACAATCTCTGCACCGTTATTGGCATGACCAATCAGCAGCGATGCTCCGCTGTCCTGTGCAGTATTCGCCGCCTGGTTATCCATTTCCGCATAAAACAACGGAACCAGCGTATTCGACGGAATGGTGTTAAAGCTTATCGTCATCGGTATTCACCTTTTTATTCACGCGCCGGATATCACCCGCTGCTTCACGGCGCAGCCAGTAGTTGTTCTCGTCAACATTTCGCCCTTCGGCGGGCAAAAGGTCGCCGCGGGCAGGGTCAGGAACTGACCGCCCTTTAACAGGTTTCACAAACATGAAGATTCTCAGGTAGGAAGGGTTATTTCGGTGTGATGTTCGATATCGCCGTCAGGCCCGTTACCGGGATCGAGATAATCAACATCAATCGCCAGCGTTCGCAGTTCATCCAGACTGTTCAGGTCATCCTGCTGGCGGGTATCGTCTTCGGTCAGCTCGCTGATGACCGAAAAATCGAACTGATAAATCAGCTCATGACGATTCAGATCCAGCAGCGTGCCGCCGTCATAGGTAATCGGGTTACCGCACGCTTCCGGGTTCCAGCCCAGCAGGGCCTTAAAGAGCATTTGCCGGACATCGTCCACCACATCATACGAGGCAAACTGACCGCGCTCATCACGCCCGTTACTCAGTATGACAACCACGGAGAAGCCCTCTTTCAGCTCCTGCCAGTAGTCGGTCTGGCTTTTGTTTTCTCCCGGAGAATCATCACCCGGTACAACATATGCCGCCGGGAGTCTCAGCTTTCCGACCTCCGGCAGATTTTTGAACTGTGCCGCGCCTGCCACCCGGTTTTCAAAATACGGGCAGCGGGCACGCAGCGCAGCAATAACAGGCGTCAGTTTCATCTGCGTCGTCGCTCCGGCTTCAGTGATTTACGTAATTCCCGCGCCAGAAAATAGCGTGTCCAGCTGCGGTTCTTTTCAAGAGTTTCCACCATAAAGTTATTACGTGGAGCCAGCCGCCAGCCGCTGCCACCGGATGCACCACGATGATGACTACGACGACGTTTTGCTCCTCCCCGGACACCAAAAAACAGAAACGCCGGATAGAAGTCACCAGAGATCATCCGGTTCCCCTTCCCGTTGCGCTGGTTAGGGGCAATGCGTGTCATAAAACCGGCTCGCTTTTTACTGGCTCTCGGCACCATGTAACCAATCGAACGAGCCAGGCGTCCGGTCTGATAACCGGGGTTTTCACCCGGTGCCGACCGCGCACGGCGCATCACCAGCCGACGGGCATCACGCATATGACGCTGCCCAATCGTGACAAACGCCCGCCGGACACGGGCGCGGTTAAAGCGCATCTCCGCGGGCTGCTGAACATCAACGTGAAAAAAGGGAGTCGCCATTGCTGCCTCCGTGACTCTGCGTAAATTCGCCCAGTTCCGTACACTCCAGCAGCAGAAAGCGCCGCGCCCCGTTCAGATCGCGCTGACGTTTCACCCGGTACACACTGTCATCACAGACCACCTCATAATCAGCGGTGATCCCCCGGCGGTAGCGAATGGTGATGTAATGGGTGATGGCGTCTCCGGTCTGCGCGGTTTCCTGCCAGGTGGTGGCACTGGTCTGGATAACCTTCGCCCATGCCCGGAACGCAACCGGGTATTGAGGCTCCACGCCAAAGTTATCCGCGGGCATATCCACCCGCTGGCGGATCAGGACGCGTTTATTCAGTTCGCCGGGGTCCGGCAGAATGTAGGTTGCGCTGGTCTGCGCCTGACGAATTTTCATAGTGGTATAAGGCGATAAGGAACAACCAACCAGTTAAAACTCATTGGCAACTCCATTTTCTCAACGTCTGTAACCGTTGAGCGGTTTTCGTAGAAATGGCTGACAAGTAGCAGAAGCGCCAGCTTCACATCATCAGATATCACAAGCCCATCAGGATCATCCGCAGGCCTGTCATCTGCGGTTGCATACAACTTACGGTTAAGGAAGTTTTCCGTACGACTCTGAGCGGCCTTACCAAGCAGTTCAAGCAACTCATCTTCATCAGAGAAATCATCATCCAGACGGAGCTGAAGCTTAATCTCTTCCATTTTTAACAGCATAAAACCTCCTGTGCCCGCCAGAACGCGGGCACAAAAAAACCGCATTACGCGGCGTGCTGTATTACGTAAAAAGACTAATCAACCACCAACGCTACCTTTCCCCACCAGCGCTTTAATGGCAGAGGTGTCTTCCAGGATACAGTCAAAACGATGGAAGGCCAGAAAACCGGTCTGATCATATTCCGCGTAACGCTCAACCAGACGTTTAAGAATCATGTATCGCACACGACGGATAATGAAGCGATCAAAGTCACCACAGAACATGAATTTTTTACCCGCCCCGATATCATCAATTTCCTGATCAATGACATACGGTACATTCAACACTGAAGCAGGTGCCACACCAACAATATCCGGCAACCATAAAGGGCGTCCCTGACCGTCTTCCATCTCACTGATCAGTTTCAGCGTATTATCGTTAAACGCCAGGCGGAATTTCGGCCCGCGACGATATGCAGGATCAATGCTGTGTTTCAGAGCCAGAATTTCCTGCCACTTCACCGTATTTGCCGCGGCAGTCTGTGTTGTGCCGGTCACAGATGCGACCAGCCCTTTGGGTTGTTTAGGCGTACCAGCACCAGTTCCCTGAATCAGATAACGGGCTTCACCACGACCAATACGTTCAGCAATGCGACGGGCAAGATAAGCTTCCATATCGATCGCGCTGTCCTGCAGCAACTCATTAGACACACGAATGATTTTCGATGTCATTTTGAGCGCCCCAAGACTTCCCATACCGAAATCGGTGTCTTCTTCACCGGCTTCTTCATTTTCGCCCAGCAGAACACCAACTTCGGAAGTACCATCAGCTGTTGCCCACTCCATAGTGCGACCGTCAGAAGTGGTCAGAATCTGCGCTACACTGGCGATGCCACCGTAGGATTTCATCTTCTCAACAACTTTCGCCAGGAATGTTTCTGGTACGGTATATCCGCCCTTTTCATCCTGAGCTACACCCTGGGCACGAAGTTCACGCAACGCCTTTCGTTCTTCTGATGTCAGCTCACTGGCACCGTGACGCATCCACTTATCAAAAACCTGAGCTCGTTTCTCATCCTGTTGCGGATTGTTTTCCGGATCAAGATTCTGACGCTGCTCTTCCTCATTGCTTTCAATGTACGCCTGATCCTGACGACGCAGTTCTTCTTCGCGTGCAATTCGTTCATCAAGCGCTTCCAGTTCGGATTTTGCTTTGTTCCACTCAGTGCGCTGCTCTTCCGTCCATGCGTTATCACCAATTTTTTCATTCAGGGCGCGCATGTCAGTTGCGATAGTATTACGTTTCTGTTTCAGTTCATGCAGTTTCATGATGTTTCCTTTACGCGTTAAGAAGGGTCAGGACGCGTTCACGCGCCATACGTTGATTAATGGCTTTCTGTAGCGCGCCACTGTTGCGCGCCTCCTTCCATGCTTTCATGGAGCGAACAGCCGAGTCAGCCTCCTGATAGGCAGGATATGTCACAGGACTGACATCCAGCAGACGGGAAAAGCGGGTTATCTCGCGAATAACAACCCCGTCCTCATCCTGATACCACTCCTCACCGTCACGGGCGACACGGAAAGCGAAAGATGACTGGTTAATATCTCCACGTTGCATCGGGGCCAGCACCAGATCACGAATGGTCTGTGTCTCCGGAGCCTGGATGTCATAGCGTAATCCGCGCTCATCAACTGAAAGATTCAGCGTGCCTGCTGCACTACGCCCAAGAATAAAATTAGGATCGTGGTTAAACAGTGCGCGTACATCATCACCAAGCACATCGTCAAAAGCGCCGGGCCGGATGATTTCGCGGAATGAACCGAATATCAGCTCAGAACGACAGTCAAACACCGATCCATAACCGATAATGTGCGCCGGGTTATCGTCATGCCGCTCAGCACGCACCTCACCGCTGTAACAACGGATTTCACGGTCATTCATTGGTTTTTCCCTCATCGTTTTTTGGGGGCTTAAAATCTCCTGCCGGGTTAGCAGCATTCACGCTTACCAGCATCTCGTCCAGCCCTTCAACCGGATTCATATCCTCGAATGCGCGGGCCTCATTACGGCTCATCCATCCATCGGTAATAGCGAAGTGATAGAATTGCGCGCGCTCCTGCGGAGTTCCGCGTAAAAGCCCCGTCAGATTGAACCTGACGTAATACCCGGCGGCTAACTCAGCGCGGGTAAACAAGCGACGGTTAAGCTCCTGCTCCCAGTTCGTCACCCACGGCATCATCGTGTAGCGGACAAACTGAATCGCCTGCGCAGAAATATTGGAGAAGGTGGCTTTTTCGAGGTCATTAATCATGTGCGCAGGAATATTGAAAATACCGGCGATCATTGAACGGTTCAGCTTCATCATGTCAATGATCTGAGCGTCAACTGGCGACACAGTCAGTGCCTTGTAATCCAGATCGGCTGGCAGCAGCATGGTTTTGTTTTCCTGGCGGCGTAACGCCTGCGATGCCTTCTGCCACTGATCTTTAAGCCAGCCCCAGCTTTCCTTATTGAGTCCGCTTTTAACGGATACTATCCCCGCCGGACGGGCATTACCGCTGAAGAAGCTTTCTGTGTACTTCTGACCGCTCATCCCCATGCCTATTGTTTCGGCATGTTGCATAATCGGACTCAGCCCCATCTTCTGATTATTACCCAGCGCACGGATGTGGATCATATCGTCCGGACTGATCGCAAACGCCCCATATTCGTTGTACAAACCGTAGGTATATCGGCCACCAGTATTCATCAGCGTCGTTTCCCACGGCATACAGCAATACAGGGATATGACTTCACCGCGACGATTACGTTTCACCCAGGTATACCCATTCCCCCAGCCAAGGATGTGACGTTGCTTCAGTTCGCGCCATTTGTAGCTGGTTTGCCAGGTATTGGGCTCATCATGAACCAGATAAAACGCAGGATGATCGCGTGCGGGTTCAACCTTCCCCTTGTGCCTGCGCATAACATGCAACGGCATCTGGGCAAGGCTGGAAGACAGGACATAGATACAGGAATACACCGCAGCCAGTTTCATCGCAGTCTCAGGACTGACATAAACGTCTGCCCGGAACAGCCCATCAGTATCAACGGCATCCCCGGTTATCGGGGTGGAAGGATTCTCCAGTGATTTACTTCTGAACAGAGCATCAAGCAGCACGCGTCCCCCTTCTGGCCATAGCCAGTGCGCCCACCAGCAGTAAAGCACCGGACAAAATCAGAGCCGGAGCCATACCAAACTGCAGGTAAACCCCGCACGTAAGCAGGCCAAAACCAGCCAGCCCGATAACATCAGCAATTAGTGATTTCATAGAATTAAGAGATCATCGTCCGGATCAAGAGATGAGAGGAAATCGTCAGGTTCTTTGAGCATTGCCCGACCGATCGTCATAATCAGTGCAACCGCACCATCGATTTTGTTTTCCGCCTGCTCCTTGACGGGCTTCACTAAATCATCGTTACCTGGCATGTTTTTGCCGACCACATTGCCGATACACCAGGTCATGATGGGATTGCCGTCATGATGAAAGCGTCCCGATTCAATCGCTGCTTCCAGCTCTTTCATCGGATCGGACATATTGGCGAAGTTCTGGACGATAGTGACGGGATTCAGATCTTCATCAGCAAGGTCATGTGACAGCCCGGTCGCCCCGAAGGGGTCGATGGGTGACTCACTGACCGGGCTGATTTTGTTCGCCGCTTTGGCCTCTTCGAGGATGTAGCGATAATCCACCTCTGCACCATCGGTAACGGTCAGAACGCCCATTTCCACCCATTTCTGAAAGCGTTCGGCTGTCCGGCGATCTTCATTTTTCTCGACGCTGTACACCGTGTCATACGGTACCCAGAAACGCGGGGCCACACTGTAGTAATGCGTTTTACCGTCAATCTCGCGGGTATAAAGTCGCGCCATGCTGTTCATATCCAGCTTACGCGCCAGGTCAAAGGCCAGAATGCACGGCTGCCCCTCGAACTGCTCAAGAGTCAGTGATTTATCCTCGCAGCTCTGCCAGCTCACCAGGTTGAAATACGCCGAACGCGCCGACACCCAGATATTGAGGTGTTTTGTTTTAAAGACGTTTGCCAGACGGGCGTTATTTTTCGCACGTTGCTGCTGGCTTAACAAAAACTCGCGATAAACCGACACACCGATATTCGGGTTAGCTTTTTCAAGTACCTGCGGGTCGGTCCAGTCGTCGCCTTCGTCAACGGTATAGATGATCCCGAACAGTTCATCGTTGGGCACCGAGCCGTTGAGCATCTCGATGACTTCCCGCCGTTTGTCGTAGCACGGCCCCTCAATGTTGTACCCGGCGGTGGTAATGGCCCACATCAGTGGCTGGCGTCGCGCCCCCATCCCGGTAAGCATCGTGGTGTAAAGCGCATCTGTGGCGTGCTCGTGATATTCATCCACCACGGCACAGTGGGGTGATGAACCATCACCGGGGTTACCGATCAGCGGTTCAAACCGCGCACCATCCTCCGGACGGTTCATGTTTGAGGCGTTAACCTCAATCCCGAACGCTTCCGTCAGCATGGGTGTGCGTTTACACATCAGTCGTGCCGGACGAAAGACTTCCCATGCCTGTTTCTCCGTCGTGGCACCGGAATACACTTCCGCGCCGAACTCGTTATCACAGGCAAAACAATACAGGGCAACACCGGCAGAGATTGCCGATTTGCCGTTCTTACGGGGAATTTCGGTATACACCTCCCGGAAGCGGCGCAACCGGGTGCCTTTATTGACCCAGCCAAACGCACAGCAGATCACAAATAGCTGCCACGGCTCCAGCGTGATGGGCATCCGTTTAAATGCCCACTCACCCTTGGTGTGCGGCAACAGCTGAATAAATTTCGCGGCCCGTTCAGCCAGGTCCTTGTCGAAGCGGTAACGAAACGACTTACTTTTTTCCTCCATCAAGTCATCAAGATGGCGCTGGCAGGCCTGAATCACAAACTGGCAGGCCACAATCTTTCCGCGCACGACATCACGGGCATACTGATTGGCAGCATTTACGTTGGGGTAAGATTTCCGGCTCATGATTCGATGATTTTCAGAAACGGGTTAGTGGCTTTCTTCTGCCCCGCCAGGCCAATCAGACGCTGGCGGCTGCTGGGGTCGAGTCCGAGCATTGCCCCCGTACTGCTCATCTCGGACTCCTGTTCTTTTTTGGCGGTCAGCTCCGGATTTTTGACCATACCGCCCATTGCACCGGTGATGGTGTTGCCCTGTCTGGCAATATTTTTCACGGCACGTCGCCAGAACTCGTAGGCCACGCACCACCGCTCAAGCACCGCGAGGTCAGTCACGCACAGCAGACCCTGACCGCAGAGTTCTTTAGTTGTCAGTTGCCACATGATCGTAGCGAGAGGGAGATCTTCTTCAGCGAACCACTCCGGTGGCTCAACACCTTTGATGGGCGTAAAAACAGGTTCATCTTTATTCAGGGCTCGCTTGCCGGGGTTTCCGGCCAGCGCCTTGCGCGCCGTTGGCTTGGGGCGACGCCCGGAACGCCCCGCCGTTCCAGCCATATGCGGCACTCCTGGTTAAATTTCATTTTTCGCGGGTATAAAAAAACGATGGGGCGGGCAGTCCGGAAGACGTCAGGCTGCAGGGATTTGACCCGCCCCTCCCCTCAGACAGTTGAGAATTATTATCACTTTAACCGTTCACGGGCCGTCTTCGCCTTATGACACGGCCAGCACAGACTCTGCAGATTACTGTCAGCATCAGTGCCGCCATGCGCTTTAGGGATGATGTGGTCAACAGTTTTCGCCTCACGCACCACACCAGCACGCAGACATAATTGACACAGGCCTTTGTCACGCTTCAGAACACGCGCGCGGATACTGTCCCACTTCGAACCGTAGCCGCGCTGATGACGGGATTGTCCAGGTTTGTATTGCTTCCAGCCTTCGCTTTTGTGGCTTTCGCAGTAGCCTGAAGGGTCAGTAGTGGTATGGCGGCAGCCGCGAACACGGCAGGCTTTCGGGGTTCGTGGCGGCATTAATGCTTCCCTTTAAGTTATTACGATGGAACAGACCATAGAAATGGCAATAAAAAACCGCCCGGAGGCGGTTCAATTATCATCTCGATAAACTAAATCAGATCACCAATGTATTTTGCACTAATTGAAATTTGCATCTGAGGCATTCCGACCACAGATCCATTTAACAGGTAATCACGTCCTCGTTCCTGCAAAGAAAGACTCAATTCAAAGTTCTTTACCCCAGGGAAAACCGAGGTGACATTTAAATCATGCTGCGATACGCGCAGAATAAGTTGGCTACCGTCAATTTTTCCCTGATACGTAAAACCAAAATCTCCGCCGTTTACTGCATTGTTTTTGACAACTACGGTACCATTACCAAAATCACGTTGATTGCTTCTGAAAACAACAAAATAGATACCATCTTTCATGTGTAAAGCCCTTTAAAAGAGTCACCAAAATCAGGTGCTTTGTATCTATTGGGCCATCACATATCAAATCAAGGAACAAAACAAAGTTAACATCATTTTTTTTGCATGATGTGACCACGCTCAACTTCAATCCTTCTGATGTCAGCTTTATCGGTATTACACTGCGCCAATGCAGACAACAAGGCGACATTCAGATCTAAGCTCGAGCCCCACGTAAAATGATCAGGTAAATCAGGCTGAGGGGTTTCAGCCGTCAGGCTGGCTGGTAACGGAACTACCGGAACCTGGACGTAAACTGTTCGCGTACTTCCGCAACCGGTCAGCAGCGGCAGCAGGCACAGGACGTGAAGCACAATCATCATCCGCAACAGCCACTTTGATATCTTCCTGGGTTCTCTGTGACTCCAGTGCGATCTGCTGTTTTGCATGTTGATTCGCCTCCTGAATGATGTTCGTTATTGCCATAGTACGCAGAACATTCGCGGTGATAGCCTCAGTAGAATCAGCTCGCTGTTCCGCAGCATCAGCACGCTTCTGCTCCTCCAGAAACTTTCCATGATAGTGATTCGCTGACCAGACAAGACCACCAGCGACACAAGCAATAAACGTTAAAATGAGCGCCCAATAACTCATCTTCATACCAGCAGCGCCGCCCGCGCCTTGTTGTATCGGACCTTACGATCCTCAATACCGTTCAAACCGCCGTTAATGATGCGCGTAACACGGTTAATATCGGCACCGTAGATCATGCAACCTTTAGAGGTGTAGAACCATGCAGCTGAGCGCGCAGCCTGTAGTTCCTGTTCCAGTTGTTCAGGTGAAGTCACCAGATCTAACTTCAGCGCCGCGCCACAGATGCGATAATTATGGAGGCCAGTGATTTGAATTAATCCTCTACCACGATATTTCCAGCCATCACCTGGTGCTTTGTTACCCAGTCGGTTGCTATACACCAGATTGGCAATAGCATCCTGACGAGCTGCATGTCCGGATGTTCTGCCAAGGGCATCAGCCTGCTGCTGTGTGATCCTCTTTCCGAACGTCGCCACAAGCGCAGATGGTGTGTAGTTAAGATTTTCAACTACGGCGCTAAACCCCATCGACTCATGGCCTACCTGAGCGATAAACATTGCCTGATCCGCTGGTGCTGTAATGCCGAATTCCTTCATCGCCGCATCAATGTGCGGAAACCAGCGCGCAGCCAGCCCGGCGCTAATACCAGCCGCCTTTTGAAATAATTGTTGGTTCATTAGTGCCTCAGATGATCAACCAGACGTGCAACGTTGCCTCTGACAGCCACCAGCACGGAAAGAAAAATAGTGTTCGCCACGATAATGGGCCATGAGGAATGGGGATAAATCCCACAGAGATAGGCCAACGGAACAGCACTGTATGTAACAGTAATCAGCCAGGCTAAACGTGAAACCCAAGGACGATGCCGCGAATCACCACGACGATAAAACATCAGAGTAATAACAACACAAGCACATAACAGCGCATTTATAGTTGCTGTCGGGTCATTTAGCTCCACCTGAACCTCCCCGGCGCGTTATGAGCGCCACCAGCGAGCCGATATCCTGATTATTCAGGAACGTCAGGATTTTAACGGCTAAAGCAGAGACGATTACGGCACCAATAGCATCCAGAGGTTTATCACTGTATCCGGTCAAGTTCGCCAGCTTGGAGCCAACCAACCCAGAGCAAAGAATCCCGGCAATATATGACACGATAAAATATGCCAGTCGGCGCGATGCACTCAGATCTGCAGCTGTTGCTATGTAGAATACAGCCCCTGCAAATGCGCCAAATACAACGCCGTAATCAGTTCCGGTCAGCAGTCCATAAACACTGGCACCCGTCAGGGCACCACCAGCCAGCCCAGTACCGGAAATCGGATCGGACATTTAGCCCCCTCTTAATTGCTGTTGGTCCTCTCAGAACGAGGGGAAACAAAAAAGGCCGCATTAAGGCGGCCTTGGTAAGGTATAGTTTTTTTAAGATAAACTTTGATTGATATACTCATGACACCCAAAAATAAAGGCGTTTTGTGCATCAATAAATGACTTTTTTTCTTCCGGAGTAAAATACCCTTTTGTAAAACATACTTTTAGCGCTTTTTGAAGATCTGCCGTCAGGGTTATCAACTTACAACCTTCCTCATCAGGCCTTATTAATAGAAGTAATTTATTTTTACTTATTTCAGCGGCCTTTATTGGAACTTGAATCTCCTCAGGGAAAACACCCTTAGCCAATATATCCATATTCTTATTTCCGACCAGATGCCATTGCTCAAATGTGCTGGCCAACATAATTACGTCTGTCACATGCTCAGCGCCAGCAAAACGTATTTGTTGCGCCAATTCTTTATTAGTATTCAAGTGAGCCTGTAATGTGGCTAAGGCAAAATTTTCTTTGATTGCCCTGTATGCAACCCAACCAGTTATTCCTGCGGCAATAACGCCTGCAAGAGCAGTAATGAGTGTTTCAAAAGGAAAGGAAGAACTGATTTCAATTGGCGGTAATTTTTCTATTACCAAGGTCAACTCGCCAGTAGTTTTTTCGAAAGCGTACGGTACGTTTTGCCAAGTCATGAAGCCTCCTGAGTTTCAGAGGAATCATAACAAAAAAACCCGCTCAATGGCGGGCTCTTAATGTTGTGTTGCTCAGTTCGCTTTAACGTCCCGAGCCTACCACAATTTAAGCACTTTCTTGCTCACTCTGCAACTTAAATCTGTCGCTATTTGTGCCGAATGCGTCACAAACTGGAGCGTACAGGATCGATTCTGCAAGACTTAGCCAAGTGTCAATGCGTCGACGACAGGTGATCAGCGGCCAGTCAGGATGTTTAGCCTGCAGTTCATTGGCCATCTGCAACTTGCTCTTACGAAGACGATACCGGTCAACAATCACGCTATAGAGCGATCGGTAGTCATCATTCATCAGTACTGAAGCAATGACACCGTCCACTAACAACCCTTCTTCATCTGAACAGAACGCCAGGCCGCTTTTATTTTTGCTGTTGAGAATTTCACGCAGGTACGCTTCAAGTTCAGGCTTGGTGATACCCGCTATCTTCATCCGGCGTAGCGCTTCATTGATAGCTGTCTTGGTGATTTTCCCGGATGCCAGAAGCTGGTTAAACATGTTTCCACCACTACCACCGCCGATATAAGACCAGCGGCCCCACATGCGCAACTTGCCTTGTATCCAGATACTTTCCAGAGTACGAAGGCGAACCATTTCACCTGATTTGCCAACTTCAGAAGGATTAATCATTTAGCATTCTCCACTTACGCCAGTACGCCTATTGCCAGCGCACGATCGATAAAACGAAATATCAGCTCCAGCTGGGAGCCATACTTCTCTTCAAATGCCACGGTATCCGCATGCAGCTCGTCGTGATGCTTTCTGCACAAAGGCAACACAAAGAGGTCATGCGCTTTTGTACCCATTCCCCCCTGACCGTGACCTATCAGGTGGTGGGGATCATCAGCAGGCTTTCCACAACATGCACACGGCTGTGTCTTAACCCAGCGCGTGTACTTTTCATTAACCCAGCGGCGACGTTTGGGGCGTAACATAAAAGACTCCGGCGACTCCGGATCCACTTTCAGCGCCAGCACCTTTTTCGCCTTATCCTGGATGATGCTGGTGGCAGGAACCGAAGGCACAAGGTCACTTTCCCGGGTGACAGACTGCACAACAGGCTTCGGTAATCTCAGTGCCTTACGGGCTGCACTTTCCGGTAAGGCATCTGCCAGATCATTACGAATCAGCCACCAGCACAGTTCCGGCATTGTCACAACGTGACTATCATCAAAACCGAGATCCCGACGCACAACAGACAACACCCAGCGGGCACAGTTATCCGTTGCCATTGATTCCAGCCGTTCCGTGAACTGATCGCGCAGCTGGTTATCGCAGTGCCAGCACAGACGGATTGCGCCCGGAGCGTGTCGCATTGTGGTCATGTTCTCGCTGTGCCAGTCGGAATGAGGCCACTGGCAGCCTTTTTCACGAAGTAACCAGCTTTCAAGACATTCCACGCCACCAGCACGACGGATCACTGCCTCATTGCGGAACACGGCCCGAACGGCAGGAGCATCCGCCAGCGGTTGTGATGCCGCCGGAACAGCACCACTGGCGAAAGATGAATAACGTTCCGGCTCAGGCTCCAGCAGGACACGCCCCTGCATAAACAAGGGCATCAGCTCTGAACCTGGCCTGAACAATACGATCCCCATACGCGGGGCAATTTCAGGGGTCAGTAGTGCTCTCACGGTCACCTCAATGAACGGTATCGAGCAGCTTTAACAGCTCAGGGAATCGGGATTCGAAGAAATGCGGCTGCGTCTCGCGCGGATTTGCGGGACTGGTGATGTTCTTGCCGAACATGCAGCCTTTCGCTGTCAGCGACCAGAATTTTTTGATGTTGTTAATCGCGGTACGGCTGTATCGTTCGCGCTGCTCGACGATCCCCAGCTTCACCATCTGGTGATATGCCTGATTAGCCGTCAGGCGGATACCATACTGTTTCAGCAGTGCACTCAGTGACAGTGTCGGGCGACTTGAGCCATCAGGCGCGTCAGCAGGAGCATCAATGGCATAGCGCGGTGCCAGATTCGGTAAGCCAACAGCCTCCTGGAGTTTCTGACAGGCCCCAAGCACAGATGAGTTAGACAGGTTTAACTCCCGACGCATAAAGTCCAGCAGAATCACACCAGCCTGCATCTTGTCAGCAGCCTGTCCGGATAATTTTTCCGGTGCACTGGTTACCATATCGAAAGTACGGATCACCTTCAGATGGAATGACGGGCTGATCCACATTGCATAGGCATACACCAGTTCTTTGCAGACATACGTCCCCTGGTTATTTCCGCCATTAATGACGCTAACTGGTTGATTTTGTTCCAGAGGCGTAATTCCACCCTCGGTGAAAAGTTGTTCAATCAATTCACAGGTTTGCTTATTGGAGAGCCAGTATTTCGGGCGGTTTTTTTGTTCTCCCCCGGCAGCCCTGTGCAGATCGTTCAGGCTGTAACGCCCATAAGCATCACGACGAACTTCAATACCATCAATGACCATCAGATTATTCATACTTCGTTTCTCCTCTTAATCAGGCGGCTGCACCCGCCGTTTTCTCGTACTTACTGATAGTGATCTCGACCTTCCCTTCCGGGATAACCGGTCCCCACTCCACCAGCATTCTTTTCACCTGGCTGTCGTCTTCCCACACACCCGCGTGGGTCAGGGCGTCAAACAGCGCCTTGTTATAGTTGTCCAGATCGCGGATCCGGTTATCCGGAGGAAACAACACGATCTCCACTGAAGCAGGTGCCGACGTTGGTTTTGGCAGACGACGTAACTGCTCAACTATTGCTGCGCACGCCGCGCTCTGGAATTTTCGCCCCGCCGCGCTTATCAGGCTCTTACCAGCAAACGCCCCTTTGTTGGGGTGTCGCCAGTACGTGTTCACGCTGGGCGGAAAAGGCAGGATCAGCTTCATACTTTCAGGCCCCTCTCATGTAACCAGTGGGTTGCACGCAGCCTTGCGTTTTCCTCACCGGCAAGCAGTGCGCGGATAATCCCGACCGCCTCGCTGTCGTCGTCCTTCACCGCGGTATGAAGCGTTATCCCCCGGGCCACGCCACGCTTTATCGTGATGACGCCTTTTTTCTCCAGTGCGCGAAGATGCTCTACCGCTGCATTCACTGAACGGTATCCCAGCATGGTTGCCACCTCCTGATTGGTTGGCGGAAAGCCACGCTCTTTCTGATAAGAAATCAGCATATCCAGCACCTGCTGCTGGCATTGAGTTAACGTCGTCATTACGCCCCCACGTAATTCCCTGACAGATACCACTCATCACTCGATACAGCGCGCTTGCTGCTTTTCCGTAAACACTGCTCACGACGCGCCAGAAAATTGTTTCGTTCTGGCTGGGAGTGGCTTTCACGGAATGCCGCCATCCACACCGTTGCAGCACGACGGTATAAGCCCCTGGACTCCAGTTCTTCAGCCTGGCGGGTCAGGCATAAAATCTCCCGCGGGTCGTTAGTGCCGACATAGAAATTGCGCACAGGTCTGGTTTCACGAACTGGTTGCCGTTCCGCCTCCGGCGATATCTTTGTCTGGCGCGGGAAATGTCTGCGTGTATCCCCTTCACAACGGTGAGCCACACGCCCACTCTGACGTAACTTGCTTGCTGACTGCAGAACGCGCTGCCGTGAGTAACCTGCAAAAGCATCCGCAATGTCTCCGGAAGTACACCCCGGATGGGCTTCAATGAATTTCTGAACTTCATTCAAAAGACTCATGATCACCCCCTGAATCCTGCCGGGATCTGGCTGTAGTCCACGTTGTCGTAACTGGCTTTGAAGTACGGGTCCTCACGTCTGGCTGCAGATACCGCAGGAACTTCCCAGGATTCTTCGAAATGACGATCCGGACCAAAGAACGTGACAGCCTGTTTCACAAATTGTGTGCCGCTGTTACCCATCGCAGATACCCAGCCCGCATAGCGTTTCACACCTTCCAGCATGGTTTCGGGGTTTACCCCCTCATTCAAACGGGCTTTCCAGGCTTTGAAGGCTGCAGATTTTGAATTGCCACCAGCACGTTTGGGATATGCCAGCCATGCCTGCTCAAACTCCGGAGAGTATTCCGGTCGGTTTGAACGAACTCGCACAGACTCATCAGCAGATGCACCAACAGCTATTGGTTCATTGACTGGTTCTTTGACTGGTTCTTTGACTGGTTCAAAAGAGTGACTGGTTCTGGGTGAATCTCCTGCACTACCCCCTAGTGCAACTCCTGCACTACCTGGTGAATTTGCTGCACCAGATAGTGAATTATTTGCACTACCCCCTAGTGAATCTCCTGCACCATCCAGATGAAGGAGATAGATATTACTTGAGTTACCTTTTTCACCTTTCCGGGTGACTTTTTTTACCAGCCCGGACTCACAAAGGGCCGCAATATGATTCATCACAGAACGTTTGCTAATCTCGCACTGGTCAGCAATATGCTGGTAGCTGGGCCAGCACTCACCCTGATCGCTGGCATTATCAGCCAGCTTGATCAGAACCAGTTTTCGCAATGGATTACCCACTCGAATTTTCATCGCTTTAACCATCAGCTCCATACTCATGCTGCACCTCCGAGATGCTTCATGTTTTTTCCGGAGCGAAAGGTTATAAGCGGCATACTGACGCGGTAATTACGGCCCAGCGGTTCACAAATCACCTTCTGACATTCACGGTCCACCAGGCTAACACGTAGAACATGCCCTGCGGGCGTGGTGTACCACTGACCAACGGTAGGAATTGATGTTTTTTTACGCTGAAGCAAACGGCAAATATTGAGGATCAACGGATTAAGCATGACGATGCCCTCCGCTGATATTCAGGAAACGGTGAATATGAAGATTAGCCTTATCCGCCAGACGAATACGTTCAGCCTGCAAGTTAAGAAGGGTTTCTACCAGAACCTGATGCGCCTGCGGATCCGAAAGAGTTACCTTGCGCAGAGCACGTAGTGCAGTTGTTACATAGCTGAGTTTATGTAAGTCTTCATCATTCAGACGAGTGAGGGCTGGGACAGTAGCCATGATGGCAGCCTCCGTATGCAATGGATAACTTCCACCACCGGAAACGCCAATTTCGCTGGTGGTGAACTGAGCAGGGTTGGCGTAACCGGCGCATACGGAAACCGGCGCACCTTTCGGTGCCCCCACCCAGCCCACCATAATTTGGGTATAGCTGAGTTGTAGCAACAAAAAAGACGCTAACGCGCCAATTGTCGCCGTATGCAATTCCAGGACGCCAATCCCGGCACCCGCTTTATAAGGTGCCTGAACAGTGTAACGTCCCGGAATGGCAGAATCAATGTGCTGGTGGTCCTTCACACTCAACAAAATCACGCCTGAATTTCCACAAAGGGCTAAAGCACTCATGCGGGTAGTCTTTGCGAAGATAGATAACGCGCTGTGTTTCTGGTTCCCAACGAATAACATGGACATAAAGCCCTCTTCCGTCACGAAACCAGCGGTTAAGTTCCCGCACAACTCGCCCCCCACAGTCAGGTAAAGTTCTCTGTGGTTACTTACAGCCAGGTGATTTGGTAATCTGCATTCATGCCGTAACAACAGGTGTTCAGCGACACTGACCACCAGCTGTTGCGACAAACGGTTATTTGCCGTTAAACTGTTCATGCGTTAGTTTCTCCACAGACACAAAACGCCACGACGCCCGGAGCTGCACACTCGCGGGCGTCACTCTTTTCTGGAGCGCAAAAGATTTTGTAGACCAGTGCTGCATGCTCTTGGAGCTTCGAAATTGACAGATACAACTCATCATTAATTGCTGTCTGCTCGTGTGGCTCCACGACCCCATCTTCGATTGCCGAACGAATCTGCTTTGAGTAATTCCCGATCTGTTCGATGACTTCCAGCAGGCGCTGGTTTATATCGGCGTTCTCTACTTCCTCAATTTCAGGAAGCGATACGAACACCCCACCAGCAGACTGTGCGACAGCATCCGCAATGTAGTGAGTGCCAGCCGCGCGCTGTAAAACCATTGCCCATCCCAGCGGGAAAATCTGATCGCCATCGGCACGAAGGCGGTTAAATAATGCGTTCTCTGTTACATCCAGCCAGTCAGCTGCTTCAGCGTAACCACCCGGCAACGCTGCGATAGTTTTTCTGACAGCTTTCACGTACCACTCAGGCTGTTTTTCTACTTTCCAGTGATACTTACCCACGGTTAGCCTCATCGTTCTGTGGTTAAAAATTGAAGGTGTTCTGTTAATCTTTCGGATAGATATCCGGCCTTAAGTCAGATTTCGTAATTGCACCTGACGTGCATTGCTCAAGTTTTTTCGCCAGCACAAAACTGGCTTTTTTATAACCATTGAAAACCAGCCGTAAGTAGCCAGGTGTTGAGCCAACTTTTCCGGCCAACTCGCCCTGCTGTTCTTTGGTTAAAGAGTCCCAATACGCTTTCATACAATATGTACCTCCGATATACATATTACATGATTGAAATGAACCTTCAAGATACTTGTACCTTATCGGTACAAAGGTTTTAATTTCGTTATGAAAACAATCCATGACATCCGGCGGTCTAACGCCAGAAAACTGAGAGATGGTGTTGGCGGGAATTCTTCCTTTGCCACCATGATTGATCGCGAGCCAACCCAGACCAGCAGGTTTATGGGAGATGGTGCTACTAAAAATATCGGTGACAGCATGGCGCGGCACATCGAAAAATGTTTCGACCTGCCTGTCGGATGGCTTGATCAAGAACACCAGACCACGAACATCACAAAAAAACCTGATGTTTCAATCACTAACAAACAAATAACGTTAGTCCCTGTCATATCATGGGTACAGGCCGGAGCATGGAAAGAAGTTGGCTATTCTGAGGTTGATTTGAGCACAGCAGAAACTTACCCCTGCCCTGTACCCTGTGGCGAAATGACTTATATCTTGCGGGTGATTGGTGATTCAATGATTGATGAGTACCGCCCTGGAGACATGATTTTTGTTGATCCCGAAGTCCCTGCCTGCCACGGTGACGACGTTATTGCATTGATGCACGATACAGGTGAAACCACCTTCAAAAGGTTGATAGAAGATGGGACACAGCGTTATCTCAAAGCGTTAAACCCAAACTGGCCTGAGCCTTACATTAAGATCAACGGTAATTGCTCTATAATTGGAACTGTGATTTTCTCAGGAAAACCAAGAAGATACAAAATCAAAGCCTAATCAATGTTTATGAACCTGCTTCGGCAGGTTTTTTTATACTTGACAATGTACCCATGAGATACATAATGTACCCAAGAGAAACAACGAACAGGCAGGACGCCCACGAAGTAGCCGCCTGGGGCATATAAAGTCCAGGATGATTCGTTAGCAACAAAAAAGCGCCCTACAGGACGCTTAGCTCTTTAACAATCTGGTCCCCATCAACAAGTAACTGATAACTTGAGGAGGTGTGAAATGCACAAAACAGAACCCACAATCGTCGCGCCCGGATACACAAATGAGGAAATTTACGAGTGGATGGCAAAGAAGCTGGCAGCTATAAACCAGCTTCGTGAAGTGCTGTCTTATCGACAGGAAACAATAGACTCCTTAAAAAAACTGGATCAGGAAATCACGGTTTTATCACAGGATGTTACTTTAGATATTGTGCAGACAAATTAGGATCCCATTCATTTTCGTCAAAATCATCAAAGTGATGAATTTGTGATCTCCAGTCTCGATAATCTAAAAATTTCTGGGCGGTTACGCTTATTTTATCAAGTGTGAGTTCATCCTGAATTGAAAGAAGAAGTTCATCAAATTTCATCTCATTAATCTGTTTTGGCATCCAGTGATGCTTCATCAGAATAAGGTGAACCAGAGCCTTTTTCCCATTCAACTGATTATAGGGAGTGCCGAATTTCTTCCGGTGCTCATGTAAGACAAGGTCCAGAAGAGTAAGTAATGTTGCCCTTGATTCCACTTTGCTTATTTCGACTGATGACACTACCCCACTGATTTCAATGCCCCGATACTTTCCAACATTTTCACAGTGGGATTTGTACAGCGTGTAGATATTACCGGACATTTCTTTTCCTTTTGCGTTGTTGGGGATAACCAGATTAACCGAATCCTTGTTGTTGGGGAATAACCAGGTCCACCTCGCCTGATGTGGCTAAAAGCAGGCACATAACAGCTAAGTATTTTTAACCAGAGAGAATCCTTAGCGTTGTGGTGAATGCGGCTCAGCGCACGCGGGTTAAGGTTGAGGCTGACAGTCGACCTTCTGTGGATACCCACCCGTCTGGTGTGCAACCTTCGCCAGGCACCGGGAGGCACCCGGCACCACAACTTTATGCTGTGTGTAGTCCTGGAGGTACCAGTTTGTACCCTTGCTTCCGGCTGGTACCGTCCTTTTTACAAAACAGAGAAGAGCATCACCGGACGACGGGCTCATAACCCAATCCATCCGGGCGGCTGCCACCGCAGGTGTTCTTCTCTGTTTTGTGGAGAAACTAATCGGCCTTGCAGGGTCGATATGATGAGGAGCAGCAAAATGGCTAGCGAACGCAGTACTGATGTGCAGGCATTTATCGGGGAGCTGGACGGCGGCGTATTTGAAACCAAAATCGGCGCAGTTCTCAGTGAAGTCGCTTCCGGTGTGATGAACACGAAAACCAAAGGTAAGGTCTCACTCAACCTGGAAATCGAACCATTTGATGAGAACCGTGTGAAAATCAAACACAAACTCTCATATGTTCGCCCGACTAACCGCGGGAAAATTTCCGAAGAAGACACCACCGAAACGCCGATGTATGTCAATCGCGGTGGTCGCCTGACTATTCTGCAGGAAGACCAGGGACAGTTACTGACTCTTGCCGGTGAACCTGACGGAAAACTCCGCGCAGCAGGTCGTTAATATCGTTTTTAATTAACTGATTATTTATCTCATCACTGAATATCTTTATATAGTGAGGACTTATTATGTCTCAGAACTTAGACGCAACCGCAATTAATCAAATCCATGCCCTTATTTCTGCTCAGGGTGTTAATGAAATTATCAGTAAGATTGGTGCCGATGCTGTGGCATTGCCTGAGAATTTCCGCATTCATGATCTGGAAAAATTTAATTTAAATCGCTTCCGTTTCCGTGGTGCGCTTTCCACTGCCAGCATCGATGACTTTACCCGTTATTCTAAAGATCTTGCAGATGAAGGCACCCGCTGCTTTATCGATGCTGATAATATGCGTGCCGTCAGTGTGCTTAACCTGGGTACTATTGATGAACCAGGTCACGCAGATAACACCGCCACACTCAAACTGAAAAAGACAGCACCGTTCTCTGCTCTGTTGTCTGTTAACGGCGAGCGTAACTCCCAGAAGTCACTGGCAGAATGGATTGAAGACTGGGCCGACTATCTTGTGGGCTTTGATGCTAATGGTGACGCTATTCAGGCAACAAAAGCGGCTGCGGCTGTCCGTAAAATCACGATTGAAGCAAACCAGACCGCTGATTTTGAAGATAATGACTTCAGCGGCAAACGCTCCCTGATGGAGTCTGTCGAAGCGAAGACCAAAGACATTATGCCAGTGGCATTTGAATTTAAATGCGTTCCGTTTGAAGGTCTGAAAGAACGTCCGTTTAAATTACGCCTCAGTATTATCACTGGCGATCGTCCTGTACTGGTTCTGCGCATTATTCAGCTGGAGGCGGTGCAGGAAGAAATGGCTAACGAATTTCGTGATCTGCTTGTTGAGAAATTCAAGGACAGCAAAGTAGAAACCTTTATTGGTACTTTCACCGCCTGATTTCATTACTGCAAATGCCCTTGCGGGGGCATTTATGGAAACGTAATTTACTCAATAATCGCCGGATGGTGAGGGATTCTTTTTACCAGAATTCAGCGCGGTGCAGCGCATATACGTGGAGAACAAAATGTCATTTATTAAAACTTTTTCCGGGAAGCATTTTTATTATGACAGGATAAATAAAGACGACATCGATATTAACGATATCGCGGTTTCCCTTTCAAATATCTGTCGCTTTGCCGGTCATCTTTCGCACTTCTACAGCGTCGCCCAACATGCGGTTCTTTGCAGCCAGTTGGTGCCGCAGGAATTTGCTTTTGAAGCGTTAATGCATGATGCAACAGAAGCGTATTGCCAGGACATTCCCGCACCACTGAAACGCCTTCTTCCTGACTATAAACAAATGGAAGAAAAAATAGACGCCGTAATCCGTGAGAAATACGGGTTACCCCCAGTTATGAGTACGCCCGTGAAATATGCCGATCTCATCATGCTGGCAACCGAACGCCGCGATCTCGGGCTTGATGATGGCTCTTTCTGGCCTGTACTGGAAGGTATCCCGGCAACAGAGATGTTCAACGTGATTCCACTGGCACCGGGCCATGCCTACGGGATGTTTATGGAACGCTTTAACGAGTTATCGGAGTTACGCAAATGCGCATGAATGTTTTCGAAATGGAAGGGTTTCTTCGTGGGAGATGTGTACCGCGAGATCTGAAAGTAAATGAAACAGATGCTGAATACCTGGTGCGTAAATTCGATGCGCTTGAAGCTAAATGTGCAGCACAGGAAAACAAAGTAATACCAGTGTCAACTGAACTGCCACCAGCAAATGAAAGTGTTTTGTTATTCGATGCTAACGGAGAAGGCTGGCTAATTGGCTGGCGTTCTCTCTGGTACACCTGGGGACAAAAAGAAACCGGAGAATGGCAGTGGACATTTCAGGTCGGGGACCTTGAAAACGTCAATATCACTCACTGGGCAGTAATGCCAAAAGCACCGGAGGCTGGAGCATAATGACCACTTTTACCGACAAAGAACTGATTAAAGAAATTAAAGAGCGTATCAGCAGCCTTGACGTGCGAGACGATATTGAGCGCCGTGCTTATGAAATCGCACTCCTATCTCTGGAAGTAGAACCAGATGAACGCGAAACTTATGAATTATTCATGGAAAAGCGTTTCGGTGACTTAGTAGATCGTCGGAGAGCAAAAAACGGCGATAACGAATACATGGCATGGGATATGACTCTCGGTTGGATCGTCTGGCAGCAACGAGCTGGTATCCATTTTTCAACAATGTCACAGCAAGAGGTGAAATAATGGAGCCATACAGCCTCACACTCGATGAGGCCTGTCATTTTCTCAAGATATCCAGACCGACTGCCATTAACTGGATACGCACAGGGCGTCTTCAGGCAACACGCAAAGATCCCACTAAGAATAAATCTCCTTACCTCACAACACGACAAGCCTGCATTGCGGCTCTTCAGTCTCCGCTGCATACTGTCCAGGTGAGCGCGGGTGATGGCATAACAGAGGAAAGAAAATGTCACTCTTCCGCAGAGGTGAAATATGGTACGCCAGTTTCACATTGCCGAACGGTAAAAGATTTAAACAGTCTCTTGGAACAAAGGACAAAAGGCAGGCGACAGAACTCCATGACAAGCTAAAGGCTGAAGCATGGCGGGTCAGCAAACTTGGTGAAATACCTGATATAACGTTCGAGGAAGCGTGTGTCAGGTGGCTTGAAGAGAAAGCACATAAAAAATCACTGGACGATGACAAAAGCCGGATCGGATTCTGGCTTCAACATTTCGCAGGAATGCAACTAAGAGACATTACTGAATCAAAAATTTATTCAGCAATGCAGAAAATGACGAACCGGCGTCATGAGGAAAACTGGAAACTCAGGGCAGAAGCATGCAGAAAAAAAGGGAAACCTGTTCCAGAATACACGCCAAAACCAGCGTCCGTTGCAACGAAGGCTACGCATCTTTCATTTATAAAGGCCCTACTAAGAGCCGCAGAGCGTGAATGGAAAATGCTGGATAAGGCACCAATTATTAAAGTGCCTCAACCAAAGAATAAACGGATCCGCTGGCTGGAGCCCCATGAAGCACAAAGGCTGATTGATGAATGTCCGGAGCCATTAAAGTCTGTTGTTGAATTTGCACTGGCAACAGGCTTAAGACGCTCGAACATCATCAACCTTGAATGGCAACAAATAGATATGCAGCGCCGGGTGGCATGGATAAACCCGGAAGAGAGTAAATCAAACCGCGCAATTGGCGTTGCGCTGAATGATACTGCATGTCGCGTTTTGAAAAAACAAATCGGGAATCATCACCGTTGGGTATTTGTGTACAAGGAAAGCTGTACCAAACCAGACGGAACGAAAGCGCCAACAGTAAGGAAGATGCGGTATGACGCAAACACAGCCTGGAAAGCGGCGCTGAGACGGGCTGGTATTGATGATTTCAGATTTCACGACTTGAGACACACCTGGGCAAGTTGGCTGGTTCAAGCCGGAGTCCCGTTGTCAGTGTTACAGGAAATGGGAGGCTGGGAGTCTATCGAAATGGTTCGTCGATATGCTCACCTTGCACCTAATCACCTTACCGAACACGCACGGCAAATAGACTCGATCCTGAACCCATCGGTCCCAAATTTGTCCCAGTCAAAAAATAAGGAAGGTACTAATGATGTGTAACTTATTGATTTTAATGGTGCCGATAATAGGAGTCGAACCTACGACCTTCGCATTACGAATGCGCTGCTCTACCAACTGAGCTATATCGGCCCTGAAAGGACATGTTCACGAACGTGAATCACGGTGGACAAGGTTAAAACTAACCGGGCGATGCGTCAATGGCCTTGTGAATCAAATGGCTACTTTTGCATCACCCGGTTTTATTTACGCACGAATGGTGTAATCACCAATGCCGATCCACTTGTAAGTGGTCAGTGCTTCCAGCCCCATTGGGCCACGCGCGTGGAGTTTTTGTGTGCTTACCGCCACTTCCGCACCCAGACCAAACTGGCCGCCGTCGGTAAAACGCGTAGAGGCGTTAACGTAAACAGCGGACGAATCCACTTCGTTAACAAAACGCTGGGCGTTGCGCATATCGCGGGTCAGGATCGCATCGGAGTGTTGTGTGCCGTGTTCACGAATATGGGCGATGGCATCGTCAAGATCGCTGACGATTTTAACGTTCAAATCTAATGACAGAAATTCATCGTCATACTCTTCGGCTTTAACCGCCACCACCTTCGCAGGGCCTGTCTGCAACTGCGCCAGCGCAGCTGCATCTGCGTGTAATGTCACGCCGCTTTCCGCCATTTGTTTGCTTAATGCGGGCAGGAAGCTATCGGCGATGTTTTTATTCACCAGCAACGTTTCTACCGTATTACATGTGCTCGGTCGCTGAGTTTTCGCGTTGACGATCACTTTTAATGCTTCAGCGATCTCTGCGCTTTCATCAACGTAAATATGGCATACGCCTATACCACCTGTGATCACCGGGATTGTCGACTGTTCACGGCACAGTTTATGCAAACCAGCGCCACCACGCGGGATCAGCATGTCGATGTATTTATCCATACGCAGCATTTCACTGACCAGCGCACGGTCAGGATTATCAATCGCCTGCACGGCACCCGCCGGTAAGCCGCAGGATTTCAGGGCGTCCTGAATCACCGCCACCGTTGCAGCGTTAGTGCGGCAGGTTTCTTTGCCGCCACGCAGGATCACCGCGTTACCCGTTTTCAGGCACAGCGAAGCGACATCAACCGTCACGTTCGGGCGCGCTTCATAAATCACGCCAATCACCCCCAGCGGTACGCGACGACGCTCCAGACGCAGACCGCTGTCCAGCACACCACCATCAATCACCTGCCCCACCGGATCGGCGAGATTACACACCTGACGCACATCGTCGGCGATGCCTTTCAGCCGTGCGGGCGTCAGTGCCAGACGGTCAAGCATCGCTTCGCTAAGGCCATTGGCACGCGCGTCAGCAACATCCTGGGCGTTAGCGTTGAGGATGATTTCGCTTTGTGCTTCCAGTTCATCGGCGATTTTTTCCAGCACGCGATTTTTTTCGCGGCTGGAGAGTTGCGCTAATTTATACGAGGCTTGCTTCGCGGCAATGCCCATTTGTTCCAGCAT